CGGGCTGCAAAAGCAGTACAGGAAGGAAATATTGATGTATTGGTTGTCCAGAATATTTCCCGTATAGGCAGGGATACCTGCCGGATTATGGAGTATTTGGAGAAACTCCGTCAGAGTGGGATTGATGTATATTCTCCGATGGAGGGAAAGCTGAGTTTTTCTTTGCAGCGGTTTATTGGGATGTGCATGGGAGGTAAGGATCTCTCACCGTAATAACAGGAGGATGCGTATGGGGACAAAAAAGGAAACAAGGGAGATACAGTATAAACTGGCTGTGAAACTGCTTAATCTGATGCTGGAAAGCGGTTTTCTGCAGCCGGAGGAATATGAAAAAATTGATGCCTTAAACCGTGAAACTTTTTCCCCGGAACTTTCCAGAGTATATGTGTAAAAACACTGGATATGTTCCAAAAGGTGTGGTATTGTGTGGTGCTAACAGGAGAACCTGGTTCTCAGAAAGGAGAAGCCTATGGCAAAGAAAATTACAAAAATTGAGCCTGTCAGCCAGAAATACACACAAGAAACAGCACCGGTTCTGCGGGTGTGCGCTTACTGCCGTGTCAGCACAGGAACTGCAGAGCAGAAGGATTCCTTTGAAGCCCAGGTACAGTATTACAGCCGGATGATTCAGGATAAAGACGGCTGGGTATATGCGGGCATTTATGCAGATGAAGCCCGGAGCGGTACAAAACTGACCAGACGGGATGAATTCCACCGCATGCTACAGGATTGCAGGCTGGGGAAAATCGACCTGATTCTTACAAAGTCTGTAACCCGGTTTGCCAGAAACACCGTAGACAGCATCAGAGCTATCCGCCAGCTAAAAGAGCTTGGCATCGGCGTATATTTTGAAAAGGAACGGGTCAATACCCTGTCAGAAAAAAGCGAACAGCTTCTGACGATCTTAAGTTCCATTGCGCAGGGGGAATCGGAGAGTATTTCTACCAATAACAGATGGGCAATTGTCCGCCGCTTCCAGAATGGAACCTATACCATCAGTTCGCCGGCATATGGATATGTCAATGATGAGAATGGAGAGCTGGTAATAGAGCAGGAAGAAGCAGCGGTTGTTCGTAGGATTTTTGATAGCTACCTTGGAGGAAAGGGTTCCTATGCAATCGCCAGGGAACTTAGGCAGGAGGGACTGCCGACCATACGGTATTCAAAAGGCTGGCAGGACAGTGTAGTCAAGGGAATTTTGCAGAATCCCGTTTATGAGGGTGACCTGCTTCAGCAAAAGACCTATACAACCGAAGGGGTTCCATTTATAAAAGGGCGTAACTGTGGACAGCTGCCGCAGTATTTGATTAAGGATAATCATGAGGCAATCATCACCAGAGAAGAAGCAGAAGCGGTGCGGCAGCTTTATGAATACCGCAGGCAGAGACAGTGTGCTGAAGACCGGACCATTTATCAGAACCGGTATGTATTCAGCAGCCGGATTATCTGTGGAGAATGCGGTTCCACGTTCCGCAGGCAGAAGATTTATATCGGAAAGCCCTATGAAAAGATACGGTGGAGCTGTCATCAGCATATCGAAGATATCTCAAAGTGCAGACAGAAGGCTGTGCGGGAGGATGGAATCAAGCAGGCATTTGTCCAGCTGTGGAACCGGCTTGCCAGTAATTATGAAGCAATCCTGCTTCCCCTGCTGTCGGTATTAAAAGCAGTTCCGGGAGATCCGGCGCAGGAGAGGGAACTGGAAGATCTGGAAAAAAGAATACAGGAATTAAAAAAGCAGAGCCATATGTTGCGAAAAGTCCTTGCGGACGGCAATATCGGCTCTGCTGTTTTTATAGAGCAGCGGAACCAGATGGATATGGAACTGGAAAAAGCCTGCCACAGGCAGCAACTGCTCAAAGAACAGAAGGTATTTGAACAGGAGATTGCACAGACAGAATACCTGCTGACAGTCTTCCGGAACCGGCCTGTCATCATAGAGGAGTTTGATGAGGAACTGTTCCTGATAATCATCCAGCAGGTAACGGTCTATCCGGCACAGCGCCTTGGGTTCCGGTTGAAAAATGGACTGGAGCTGGAAGAAACCTGTGGAAAGGCAGTGGAGTAGAATGCAGAATCATACGCCAATGGGTTATCGGATTGTAAATGGGAAAGCAGAGATTATTCCGGAAGCCGCAGAGATTGTGAAAGGAATTTTTGAAGATTATCTGAATGGAACCGCTACATACCGGATTGCAAAAAAACTTACAGAACAGGGTGTTCTAAATACCAACCGCAGACCATCATGGAGCCATTGTTCCGTAGGGAAGATTCTGGAAAACCAGAGATACAAAGGAGATGATTTCTACCCTGCCCTGATGGATGCAGAGACTTTTGAACAGGTACAGGAGCGGCGCAGGGAACGGGCAGAGAGTCTGGGGCGGAGAGCGCAGCTCAACAGTTATGCAAACAAAAGTCTGTTTGGAGACCGGATTGTATGCGGAATCTGTGGGCAGCCTTACCGAAAGTATGTGGAGCACTGCAACCAGCCGGGAGAAACCATCCGATGGAAATGCAAACGCTATATCAAAGGGAACAGGGTGTACTGCCGGAACATTTTTTTGACGGAGGAACAGATAGAGGATGCCATCCTTGCGGCAGTCAATTATTTTATAGAAAATCCAGATTTGCTGGATCAGGGAGTAACTGTTCTGAAGACGGAACTGGAAAGCGCCCAAAGCCGGAAACTGACGGGGCAGATACAGGAATGTCTGGAGAACGGGCAGTATTCGGCAGATGCAATCAGACAGCTGGTGTTTGAACGGGCAAGGGCGCAGTATCAGGAAGCTGCCATTGATGACAGCGGTTTCCGGACAGAGAAGCTGAAAGCTGCGCTTACGGGCAGAGTGCCGCAGGTACAATTTGACCCGGAGCTTTTCCGGCAGACAATTCAAAAAATAATCGTAGGGAAAGACAACATCCTGCAGATTGAACTGCTGAATGGAGTAGCTGTCGAGGTTAAAATTGATTGATGGGAAGGAGGAACTACATACATGGCAACTGTGGTAAAGAAAAATATCTCCGTGATACCGGCAATGCCTGCCTATGACCGGACGGTACGCCCCCAGATGAAAGCCCTTCGGGTAGCGGCTTACTGTCGTGTCAGCACGCTAATGGAACAGCAGGAAAGCAGCTATGAAGCGCAGGTCGGCTATTATACGGAAAAAATCAAGAGCAATCCAAACTGGAAGCTGGCAGGTATCTATGCAGACGATGGAAAGAGTGCAACCTCCACCAGAAAACGTGCAGATTTTCAGGCGATGATAGATGACTGCATGGCAGGGAAAATTGACATAGTCATTACAAAGTCCATCAGCCGGTTTGCAAGAAATACGGTGGATTCTCTGACACATATCAGAAAGCTCAAGGAGAAGAACATTGCAGTCTATTTTGAAAAAGAGGGAATCAATACGCTGGAGGGAAGCGGCGAGCTGCTGATTACCATCCTGAGCAGCCAGGCGCAGGAAGAAAGCCGAAATATCAGCGAAAACTGCCGCTGGGGAATTGTCAGGAGGTTTGAGGACGGAAAGGTCATCGTCAACCACAGCAAATTCATGGGATACACAAAGGATAAGGATGGGAACCTGATTATTGTTCCGGAAGAGGCAGAGGTGGTGCGGCGGATTTTCCGGCTCTTCTTAGAAGGGAACAGCAGCTATCGGATTAAACAGATCCTGGAGGCGGATGGTATTCGTACTGCAACCGGGAATACCGTATGGCAGGCAACTGTGATAGACAAGATGCTGGTCAATGAAAAGTATATGGGAGATGCCCTGCTCCAGAAGACCTATACGGTGGATTTTCTTACAAAGAAGAAGGTTATGAATAAAGGAATTGTGCCGCAGTATTATGTGGAGGATGACCATGAGCCGATTATACCCAAAGAGCTGTTTCACCGGGTGCAGGAGGAAAAGGCGAGGAGAGCCAGTATTTACCGAGCGGATACCAAGAAAAAGAATATTGAAATAAAAGGAAAATACAGCTCAAAATATGTGCTGTCGGATATCATGGTCTGTGCAGAATGCGGACAGCCATACCGGAGGCAGGGTCAAAATATGGAGCAAAGCGGGCTGTGTGGCGGTGTGACAACCGCTTGAAGCATGGCTCCAAGAGATGTAAGCATTCCCCTACATTAAAGGAAGAAATCCTGCATGAAGCGATTATGACAGCAGTTAACAGCGTAGTGGAAGATCAGGGCGAATTCGTGCAGGCATTCCGGGAGAACGTCATACGGATCATAGGGAGCTACTCTGCGGCTGCAGAACCCACGGAATACGACAGCCAGATAGAGGAGCTTCAGAAAAAGATGATGAAGCTCATCGAAGACAGTGCGAAAGCCGAGTCTGCGGATGAAGTGTTTGATAAGGAATATCGTATCATAGCAGATGAGATCAAAGAACTGAAGAAGAAAAAGACCAAGGTTGTCCGGGAGAGGCAGCTGGCGGAGTCCTATGACCAGAGAATGCAGGATATGGAAAGCTATATGAGAAAGACCAATTACCTGAAAAAAGAATTTGACGATGATCTGGTAAGACGTCTGCTGCGGGCAGTCAGGGTTATTAATGAAAGCAAGATAGAGATACAGTTTCAGTCCGGCATTGTGATGATACAACGGATAGATTTTGAAGATTAAGGAAGGCGGG